GAAAATACAGTATTTTGTGCATTATAAGTTCCTTCCGGGCTTTGGTTTTTACGGATTAGGGCTAATTCACACGATTGGCGGTTTGTCACGAACCGCTACAGCGGCGCTGCGACAGTTGATTGACGCTGGTACGTTGTCCAACCTCCCTGCGGGTTTCAAAGCCCGCGGACTACGGATCAGGGACGATGATGACCCGTTGCAGCCCGGTGAGTTTCGCGATGTGGATGCTCCCGGAGGGGCTATTCGTGACAGCCTGATGCCGCTGCCCTTCAAAGGACCTGACCAGACGTTATTTAACTTGTTAGGTTTTGTAGTTGATGCTGGTCAGCGGTTCGCGACCATTACTGATATGAAGGTTGGCGACGGAAATCAGGGCGCGGCGGTTGGTACGACTATTGCGTTGTTGGAGCAGGGCTCTCGTGTAATGAGTGCGGTGCATAAGCGTTTGCACTACGCCATGAAGTTAGAGTTCAAGTTACTTGCGAAGGTGATGGCGGAGTTTTTACCGCAGGAGTATCCGTATTCTGTTGAGGGCGCGGACACCAGTGTCATGGCGACTGATTTTGATGATCGGATTGACGTGGTTCCTGTATCTGATCCTAATATATTTAGTCAGGCGCAGCGTATTGCTTTGGCTCAGACTAAGTTGCAGCTAGCCGGGGCGGCTCCTGAGATGCACAACATGTATGAGGTGTATCAAGACATGTACGATGCTTTAGGCGTCAAGGATGTTGATCGGATCATGCGTCGTATACCGGATGAGGAGCCTGCACCAAAGGATCCGGCACAGGAAAACATTGACGTGATGGACATGATACCGTTGCAGGCGTTTGAGGGTCAGGAGCATGAGGCACATATTATGGCTCACATGGTCTTTGGTTCAACGCCGCTAGTTGGTAGTATGCCTGCGATGGCGATGGCTTTGCAGAAGCACATCATGGAACATGTAAAGATTGCAGCGCGAGAACGGGCCGCGGTTCAGTTTATTCAGTCTAGGCAGGCTGTTGGTGGGGAGGCTGCGACTGAAGAGGAGATGTTGCAGATAGAGGGTTTGACCGCTCAGTTCATTGCCGAGGGTATGCAGATGGTCAAGCAGATGTCTCAGCAGGTATCGGGTCAAGGGCCGGATCCTCTGGTAAAACTCAAGGAGCAGGAGCTTCAGATTAGGGCGCAAGCTGAACAGGCGGACGCACAGAACGACCAAGCCAAGCTCAACTTGGATGCACAGAACCAAAGGTTGCGGGCGGATCAGTTCCAGCAGCGGTTGGCGTCTCAAGAGCGGCAGACAGACAAGCGCATTCAGTCTGCTATGGAACGTGAAATGCTTAAACAGCGAGGAGATTAGAATGAAAAGTGCAGTAAAGATTGTAACGAACACACCGGGTGCGGCTCAAAACGCCGACACATTTGCAGACATTAAAGGTCAGGGCCGTATTCCGTATGGCAAGACCGCCGATGTGAAGATACCTTCTAGCATGAGCCGTAAGACCGCTCGTGGTATGGGTGCCGCAACAAAAGGCGGGAGCTATATTGCCTGCGAGTAACCTATAGACATTAGCTTGGGGGCATAATGATAGCAGAAACGCTAGCGGGCATAGCGTTGTTCAAGAGTGCAGTGGACGGGATAAAATCCGCTATTGGAACTGCCAACGATGTATCCGAAATTGCAGGATTTATTGACAACCTTTTTGAGGGTGAACAACAAGTCCAGAAGAGGCGTAACGCCAAGTCCGGCGTTGGCGTAGGGGATCAGTTTGGCGTAAAATCGGTTGCCTCTGAGATTATTGACGCTCGCCTTGCACAAGAGCAGATGCGTGAAATAGCGCAGATGGTGGATTTGAGGTTTGGACCCGGCACGTGGAAGTCTATTACAGAGGAACGAGCTCGACGCATACAGGCGGCCAGAGAGGCGGCGGCTGCGGAGAGGCGCAAGAAGATACAAGAGGCCAGAGAGTTTGAGGAAAATTTGAAGCAGTTCTTTATGGTTGCGGGCGCGATTTTGTTGGCCGCAATGTTCTTTACCGTGATGATTGTAATGATGGCACGAGCGGATATTGATAAATACGTTCCGTGCAGGCTTGTCAAATACGAGAAAATAGATAAAGAATGGCACTGTAACTATGAGGGAGCGAACAAGACCCGAACCTCAATGATCGTAAGTGAGTTTTGTCCAAGAGCCTATATGTGTCTGTATGACCCAAATAGTAAAAGTAAATTGGTTGAATGGGAGTAAGTAAGTATGGCTCAGAAAAAGCTACAGAAACAGTCCAAGTTTGCGGAGTACGATGAGGACGGGGATGGTATCGTTAGCGATGCGGAGTTAATGCACGTTAAGGAGATCAAGAAGACAGAAGATAATCTTCGTAAGAACTTAGCTCAACTTAGAATGGCTCGTTACACTTTGATTTCAATGGGCGTATTTACTTTGGCTATGTTCTTTATTCCGTTGGACCGGGTCACAGCTTTGTCTGATATATCTAACCTCTTCTACATCAGCGGTGCGGGTATTGTCGGGGCCTATATGGGTACGACAGCTTGGATGAACCGGAAATGATACACGCCTTTTTGCTTGTTTTTGTGTTAGGTGATAAAATTCAAAGTCAAGATATGTATTTCAGGTCGATAGTAGATTGTAATTTTTACGCTAGTCAGATAACAAAACGGTATGGGAACTACGGCAGCATAAGTGGTGTTCCTGCAAAACACAAAGCTACGGCTTATTGTAAACCAGTTAAAGTGAGTCCAGACAAAGAGTTATACTAATGGCCTTGAGAGAGTACATCTTAGTAATTTCCATGTGGGGAAATGATGGAGCCGTTGATCATTACATTGGACAGATGAGTTTACAGCAACCGATGAGTCAAAAACAATGTCACTGGATGTTGGAAGATGATCGATGGTCAGCGGCCTATGATAATAAACATTATAAAATGGCTATGCATTGTTTTCCGAAGGACTGTGCAGGTAAGGCAGTTTGTGAGTGATGGCAACAAAACTTAATGAAAACACTGAACTATCAATGCCCATACGAAACCTCATGGCGATGGTAGTTGGGGCCGCCATTGGCACATGGGCTTATTTTGGTATTATTGAACGCCTGAATACGATTGAGAATAAGTTTGTATTGATAGAGGCTGATTTAAACCAGAACACAGAGTTTCGCATCAAATGGCCTCGCGGCGATATGGGTAGTTTGCCAGCCGACAGTGAACAGTATATGTTGATTGAGCATCTAGCAGAGCAACTTTCTAAGCTGCAAGAGCAGATTGACGAAGGCCGCGCACCACATGACCAGCAACAAAAACTGACATTAGATTTTTATGAAAAAAGAATTACAAACATAGAAAGCCAAATAGAAAAGATGCGTAATGGAAACAATAGTAATTAAAACTATGACGTTGATTTTATACATGAGTGGAGATGTTTCAGAACATACCGCTTATGAGAAGATTTCTAAATGCTTGAAAGCCAAGCGAACCATTGAGCGTAATTTATACAAAAAGTCCACTTCTGTACGGTATTCTTGTGAAAACAAGACTGTTGAGGTATCAAAGAACACAGATGGCACAAACTATATTGTGAGGATCATAGAATGATACAGGCGCTTATAGGCCCGATAGCAAGTCTTGCGGGCTCGTTTATGGAGTCAAAGATTGAACAGACCAAAGCCAAAGGCGCTGTAGCTAAAGCACGAGCCGAAGCAGAAGCGAAGGTTATGGTCACAGCAGCTACGCATGAGGCGGGCTGGGAAAAAATAATGGCGCAAGCCTCTGATAATTCATGGAAAGACGAAGCATGGACAATTTTGTTTATTGCTATAATTGCCATGTGTTTTATACCTTTTACACAACAATATGTTGAAGACGGGTTTGCCGCATTGTCTCGTACACCAGAATGGTTTCAATGGGCGATGTACGCCAGCATTGGCGCATCCTTTGGTATACGCGGCCTAAAAGGATTTAAGAAATGAACAAAGACAGATTACGTGAAGAAATAGCCGAAGACGAGGGCTGCAAGTACGAGGTGTATTTAGATCATTTAGCACTACCGACCTGTGGTGTGGGTCATTTAATCACTGAGCATGACGAAGAATATGGCAAGCCCGTTGGCACCGTTGTCGAACAGGAACGAGTTAGAAACCTGTTTTCTTTAGACATTGCAGTAACGATTGATGAGTGTAAAGTTTTGTACCCAGACTTTGAGGACTTGCCGGAAGAGGCGCAACATATTATTTGTAATATGATGTTCAACATGGGTCGGCCTCGACTAAGCAAATTTAAAGGTATGAAGGCTGGTGTAGATGCCCGTGATTGGAACGCCGCCGCCGACGAGATGGTAGATTCCAGATGGTATACACAGGTCCCAAATCGGGCCAGACGTTTGGTAGACAGGATGAGAGCTCTTGCAGAATCCGAATAGTATGTTATAAGAAGACATAGGATTTAATGCGGAGTTATCGGAGTGGATGAAGTTTACTTTGCGGAAGCTGTTTTTCGCATAATAAAAGAACGGCGACAGGCTATTTACGATTTGTTGATTTATGACAACGTAAAGAGCATAGAGCAATATCGTGAGCTCATGGGCAATTTAAAATCCCTAGATCATGTGGAACAGGAACTCAAGGGCCTGCTAGATAAACAGGAGCGATCAAATGACTGACGCAAAGATCAACCTCGCAGAGGTTTCGGAAGGTGTTGAAAACATAGCTTCCGCGTATAAAGACGTTACCGACAAGGTATTAGACCCCAGTGCTATCGGGGAGTCTCTCCTAGAAAGAATGCCTAGCCCTACGGGGTGGAGAATTTTGGTTTTACCGTACAGAGGTAAGGGTAAAACTGATGGGGGTATTTATTTGCCAGACGCTGTTGTTCAAGAACAAACCGTGTCTACTCAGGTAGGATATGTGTTGAAAGTGGGTTCTTTAGCTTACAAGGACAAAGAAAAATTCCCTATGGGGAGTTGGTGTGAGCAGGGGGACTGGGTGATGTTTGCGCGTTACTCAGGCTCACGCTTTAAAATAGACGGCGGCGAAGTTCGTATTTTGAACGACGACGAAGTATTGGCAAAGATACAAGAACCTGAAGATATTCTTCATTTCTAGGAGTTGAAAATGGCAGAGGATAAGCAACAAATTGAGTTAGATCTGGAAGAGGATCTAGATACCGAGGTTGAGCTAGAGGCTCAGAAAGAGGAAGAGACGCCTCCGGTAGAAGCTCAGACTGAGGATCAGTTTGAAAAAGCGGAAACGAATACGCAAAAACGCATTGATCGTTTGACCAAGAAAATGCGTGAAGCAGAGCGTCAGAAAGACGAGGCTCTACGGTACGCTCAAGGAGTTCAGTCAGAAGCTCAAAAACTTCAGGAACGCATGAACACCTTAGACACCAGCTATGTTAATGAGTATAGCACTCGTGTTGAAACTCAAATGGGCACCGCGGAGCAAGAGCTAGCAAGAGCGATTGAGATCGGTGATACGAACGGTGTGGTTGAAGCGCAACGTAAAATCACCAGTTTGGCTATTGAAAACGATCGCGCCAGACAAGCCAAGATGCAGCAGGATCGATACGCGCAACAGGCCGCGGCCCAACAGCAGCAACAGGTTCAACAGCCTATGCCGCAACAGCAGCCCCGAAGACCCGACCCCAAAGCTGCCAGTTGGGCGGAGCGTAACGAGTGGTTCGGATCAGATGAAGCCATGACTTATGCGGCTTTTGGTGTACATAAAAAACTTGTTGAGAACGAAGGGTTTGACCCGCAGTCCGATGAGTACTATACTGAGTTAGATCAGCGAATGAAGGAAGAGTTCCCTCATAAGCTAAACGGTGGTAGCAAACGGCCCGCTCAGACGGTTGCTTCTGTATCCCGATCAAATTCTGGGCGCAGTAGTGGGAAAAAGGTTAGACTCACCCCTAGCCAA